GTTAAGGGCACGCCGCACACTCTGCGAAGGCCGCCCCTAAGTTGACCTTGGGAGGAAACGTCCATTCACGAGGGCACGATGCGCACGGGCGCGCGGCAACGTCAAAACCGCTCACGCAAAAGAAAACCGCCCCGCAGAGTTGCGCTACGGGGCGGCAGACTTGTCTACCAAACAAGTGAGGGCTTTCAGGGAAAAGCACTCAAAACATCATCGTACTTGTTGCGATAGCGTCACCCGAAATTGCATAACAATCTCGGTCCTATATTAGAGTTTTCGACCCGCAGGGCTGCCGTCGAACTATTCGACGGCAGTTACGATTATCGTCGCAAATCGTTGAGAAAGTGAAAACCGGCGCCGCGGATCAATAGCAAACCGCGCACCACTTGCCGTTCGGATAAGTTGTGTACGCAATTTCCTGGCCGTGCCAAGCAAGGGCTAGCCGCTGCGCTAAGCCGCGCGCCAAGGGCGGAAAATCTTCGGGCTTCAAAAAGTAGACGGTCCCGGCGATCAGCGCGTCGAAATCGATAAGCAGATGATGCTTGTTCGGATGCGCTAGGAATTCGAAATTATCGGCAAGACGACCGCACAGCGCGTGCCACGTGTCGTCCGGGATAAGTTCGAAGTCTTCCGCTTCCCATGCATACCCGGCCGCGAGCCACAGCGCGACGGCGGCATTTAGGGGCATGGCGGGAATGTCGGCCGCGCGAGGCGGATGGCTGCCGAAACTCATGCGTTAGTGCACCGCCGACCGTTCGGCCCTTACGTGCACGTGCGCGACGCCAAGGGCCGCCCCGTGGCGCATCCAAAATTCGACGCTGTTCCGCATGTCGTCTTCTGAGTTGTATATTCTTTGGTGCGTCACGCCGCGCGCATAGCTGAGAGTTATTCCGTAAATGATACACGGCCGCGTTTCATCGTGTTGCGTTTCGCACTCCTGTTTCATTTCGCGTTTCACCTTTCCGGGGTGTTGCGTTTCACGGGATCAGATCGTTACGCCCGCGATGTTCCGCCGAGCCTTGTACTTCTCCGGGACCGGCTCGAAGCGCGAAGCCCCGGCGCCGCCCGCGGATTCTTCGGACGTGATCGCTACAACTCCAATCGCCCCGCGCTCGCTAAAATCTGGCAAACCGTAGCTTTTCCCGGCTTTCACGACTTCGGCCGCAAGGCGGCACGCGGCCTCGGGACTAGCTGCACGAACGGCAACCATGTGCTTGTGAGGCACTAAAAACTCTGTCTCGACATAAAAAACTTTCTCTCCATCGCGTAACGACACAATATCTGCCGATGCGCGCGTATCACGTTCCGAGGCGTTGCGATCCATGGCGTTACACTTTCCGTTCCGCGTTGCGTTTCATGTGACGAAAAACGTAACACGCAATCGCTAAGCAAATGTAACGCAAGGCAACCGCTTATTTTGAGCGGATCGTGTGCCGCCCCGCGCCGGTCCGGGCGCATTTTGCCATTCGTAAGTCGAGCGTCCCGCCGTCGCCGCGCACGACAACGATGCCGTAGCGCGCTGCAATTTCGGCCGCCTCTTTAGCCATTGGGGCGGCAGACCCCTTATTTTTGGTCGCCTTTAGCGCTTTTTGTTGCGCCTCAAAAATCGCCAGTGCGTCGCGCGCAATGTCGGCTGCCGTAAAGTTTCGTGCGTTGATCGTCTTAGCCAACGTCGCCGCTATCCGTGCCGGTTGAAACCCTTGCATCGCCTAAACCTCCCCGCATGACGATTCGCGCTACCAGAGTACATGAAACCCGAAACTTTCGAAGTAACGTTTTTCGTTCTATCTGTTAATATCTGTGCTGTTTTTCGTTTCTGTTGAAAACCTCTTGGAAACCTCCCGGAAACCTCCGAAAACCCCAAAAGTTAACAGAACTGCACATGCCACTCGAAAAGACGATTAAACATATTGGAATTAATAACCCCCTGAAATCTAACGGTTTTCATCTTCTCAAATTTCTCAAAAACGCATTTGAGAAACTAAACCGCGTTCAGCAATAGTTAAGATCGTTATTTTTCAATGACTTAGCGGACCGCTCAAAATCTCAAATCCAAACGGTTGTGAGGGGAGGGGAAGAGGGAACCTAAGGGGTTCCATCCCCTCAGAACCTAGCGCCGGTTGAGAAATTCAAACAAAAATTCAGCCCCATTGGCTTTACAACTCTAGAAACGGCGTGGCGCGGCCACTGAGCGGCTTCAAAACCTCTTAGCTATGTAGCCCGCCGCGGCCCTTTAAATTCCCGCCACGCCTCAAATGCGGCCCGGCAAAACCCTATTTAATCGCGGGTCGGCGCTCGATTGTAAGATTTGAGTAATAAAGCTGAATTATATAAATCCGCGGGCGCTTAAAATGGAGTCGAATAGTGCCCGAAAACACCCCTGAATTACGACACGGCCGAACGCTCAATATTCCGAGCGAAAGAACCCAAGCGGTTTTGTGGCTGGTACAGAGATTAACAAAACTCATTAACGAGCGGCTTAACACTGCGCAGTGCATTAAAGATGCAAAACGCGCGGCGATTAATGACGGATATTCGAATGAGGTTTTAGCGGCGGCGTATAAGCTCAAGAAAATGTCGCCCGAACGCCGCGAACAATATCGTGAGCGATTGGCTAAAGCGTTCTCGCTTTACGGCTTGACCGTTGAAGTACTCGCCGAAGACCCAAAACTTGACAATCTGTTAATGTCGCATTTGCAGAAGATTCAGGAATTGAGCCGCGACCGCTCCGATATCTCCGAAGAAATCACCGAAACGTATAAGGCTGCGAAAGACTACGGCATAGATATCGTCGCGCTCCGCGAAATTCTGAAACTTTCGAGGCTTGATGAAGACGAACGCTCCGAGCGCTTCGCCCGCATCGATAATCTAGGCGCCATTTTGAATTATTGGTGACGCCGCGATAGTTATCTAACTCAATTCCAGCGTATCAATTGTCGAGTTTTCAAAATGGCCAAGAAACCCAAAATCAAAGAACCGCGCGTCTTGACGTGCGCGATCAGCGGAAAATCGTTTACTTACAGCGGCGTAGGCCGCCCGCCGAAATATCATCCTGATTTCGTAGACGGTGTGCGCGCACGGCAGCGCAAAGATGCGCAGAAGCGTTCTCGGCAGAATAAGCGGGCGAAGCGCGAGCAAGACGTTTCCGCGGCTCTGTCTGCATAGTCGGCGCAAAACAGATATCGAAATGTGAAACGCGGCGCTTAAATAGTGCCGCGTTTTTGTTTACGTATTTGACTTGCAACCTACCGGCACAAAGATTCCTCACAGTAGAAATTAATTTTTGTGAAAGAAATGGCAAAGGGTAAGAAAACCGGCGGGCGGAAAAGCGGATACGTCGCCGACGTATTGGACGCGGTTTTAGACGAATTCGCAGCCGGTGCGACGCTCACAAGCGCTTTGGATAAGTATGGCGTGAAAAGGGGTAACTTTTTTCAGTGGGTGTTCGAAAATCGCGACAATCTAATCGACAGATATAATCGCGCAAGGCTTTCAAATGCCTATGCAAAAATGGACGAAGCCGAACAGATTGCGGAAGACGGCACAAACGATTTTGTCGAGTATAAAATTCGCGAAGGCAAGGCGATTAAGTTTCGCGACGAACACGTTCGACGCTCCGATTTGAGAGTGCGTTTTCGCATGTGGTATTGCGAGAAAGTTTTGAACGGCGCCCTGCTTTATAAAAAGCCCGAAACCGAAGTCGATAATAGCTTTGCGATTTCGAGCGATGCCGCGGCGCTCCTAGAAGAAATTGCAGCGCATAAAGCGGCGAAAGCAAAGGACACTGTAAGCAATGTGGCAGACGGCTAAAGATATCGCTACGGCCGCGCTCGCGTATGTCGTGAGCGGCTTTGCGTGGTGCGTGCGCGTAATCCGCGCGCTTCCCGGCCTCACGGCCTTCTGTGTAGGCGTCGCGGTAGCGCTTGGCGGCGTGTACGCGGTCAACAAAACGGCAAAGGCGGTCATGTCGCCGTTTAGTCTTGCGCAAATGCAGACGGGCGGCGTGCCGGTGACGGTGCCTAAGGTGACGCAACCGACGACGCCCGATCTTGTCGGCATCTTTTTAGGCGAGCCGGAAGCGGCGCCGAAGCCTGCGGTGAAGCCGAAAGCGAAAACCGTGAAGCGCGCGAAGCCGAAGCGCGTCGTAAAAGTACGTCACGAACCGCGACAAAATGACCTCATTTTCGATATTTTCTCGCGGTAACGCATACCAAAGCGCCGTCTATGAGTGGCGTTTAAGGTGGCTTTCCGAGTGCCGCCCCGAACAGCTAGCGCCCGCTGGTAACTGGCGCACATGGGCGCTTATCGCGGGCCGTGGTTTTGGCAAAACGCGCGTCGGCGCCGAAGATACAGGCTATTACGCGGCGGCTAATCCCGGCGTGCGTGTCGCCGTCGTCTCGCCAACAAATAACGATTGCCGAGCCGTTTGCTTCGAAGGCGAATCAGGGCTTTTAGAAAAGATACCGCGCGCAATTCTCGCCAAGTCGAAATACCGGCGCGATGAAATCACCCTGACATTGCCTAACGGCTCTATGCTGATTGGCTACAGCGCCGAAAAGCCGGATCGATTGCGCGGACCGCAGCACCATCGTGCTTGGGGCGATGAATTGGCGAGTTGGGGCGCGACGGTATCGGGCGGCAAAGCGTCGGAAGGGCCGCGCTTAAAAGAGGCGTGGTCGAACCTTGATTTCGGATTGCGGCTTGGCACCAATCCGCAAATTCTCGTTACGACGACGCCGCGGCCGATTAAGTTTATTCGCGAGCTTATCAAAAACCCGCGTTCGGCGTACACGCGCGGTTCGACGTTCGACAACGCGGCGAACCTTGCGGGCTCTGCGCTCGAAACATTCCGCGACGTGTACGAAGGCACGCGTCTAGGGCGCCAAGAGCTTTACGGCGACATTCTAGGCGAGAACGAAAACGCGCTCTGGAAGTACAGCGATTTTGATCGCGAAGGGTTTCGCCTGCCTGACTATCCAAAACTTACGCGCATCGTTGTCGCCGTCGATCCGGCCGTTACGGACACAGATAACAGCGACGAAACGGGCATCATCGTTGCGGCGCGCGGCGAAGACGATCACGTTTATATTTTGCACGACGGTTCGCTACGCGGCAGCCCGCGCGCGTGGGCTCGCCAAGCGCTTGCGCTCTATGAGCGGTTCAACGCCGATTGCATCGTCGGAGAGACGAATCAAGGCGGCGATTTGGTTGAAACGAACTTGCGCGCCGAAGCCGATGGCAAAGTTTTTCGCTTCAAAGGCGTGCACGCAAAGCGCGGCAAGTATCTAAGAGCCGAGCCGGTCGCCGCGTATTACGAAAAGCAGAAAGTGCACCACGTTGGACGCTTCGATAAACTCGAAAGCCAAATGTGCGAATTCACGGGTTCGCCGGGCGATGAAAGCCCGGATAGATTAGACGCTCTTGTATATGCCGTAACAGAGCTTTTAATCGGAACCCGCAAACATGCTTTCTTCTAACAACGCGCTATCGCTCGCATTCAGCGATTTAAAAGCAGCTTTCAAAGGCAAACCGAAACAGTCAAAAGAAGTCGCGCTGCTTCAGCAAGTGACGCAAGACGAATATTACGGCAAGCCGCCGCTGCACAACGCGCGCGAGCTAGCGAAGCTGTATGAATCAAATCAGTGGGTTCATTCGATTGTTTCGAAAATCTCCGAAAGCGTCGCGCGCCAGCGATGGTATTTGGAAGACAGCGAAGGCAATCGCATCGATAAGCATCCGGCGCTTGATTTCATCAAAGCAGGGTGCCGAGGTTTGCGCGGTCGCAAAGCGTTTCGAGCGCACTCAATCATGCGTGAAGTGCACGGCGAAGTGTTCTGGATCATCGGGCGCAACACGCAAGGTGTGCCGGTAGCGTGGGCACCGATTCCGTCGCATTGGGTGCTTGACACGCCCGGCAAAACGCACAATAAGTTTCGCATCCAGCCCCGAGCCGGCGCCCCTTTCGAGGTAGGCCCGGAAGACGTGATCCACTTTAGAGAGCCAAATCCGCTTGACCCTTATGGGCGTGGGACATCACGGGCAAACGCTGTACGCCTTGAGCTAGACAGCGACGCCGCCGCGGCAACGTTCGTCAATTCATACTTCGCCAATCGCGCCCGCCCCGACTACATCTTGAGCGGCACCGTTGATGCGCCGCTTGCAGACGGCGATATCGAACGCTTGCACGAGACTGTGCGTGAAAAATTCCGCGGCGCGAGCCGTGCCGGGCGCCCCTTGATCACCGCGAACGAACTAAAGCTTACGACGCTAACAAGCGGGCTTCGCGACAACCAAATGTCGGAAGTGCGCGAGCTATCAAAGGCTAACATCTTCGAAGCATGGGGCGTGCCGCCTGAAATTTTCGGCCGTCTTGATAGCAGCAACAAAGCGACAATCGATAACGCAGACGCGCTTTTCGCGCGCTTCACGATTGACCCGCGTCTTGCAGACATCGAAGACGATTTGCAGCCATTCATCGAAGAAAACTTCGATCTTGGCGGCCTCGAATTGCGATACGAGACGCCGATTAAAGAAGACAAGGCGTTCGCGCTTGAAGCCGTGAAGGTTCGCAGCACGGCGTTCACCGACAATGAAGTTCGCGCGCTCGCAAATCACAAAGCCGTAGACGGCAAAGACGAATTCCCGGAAGTACCGGAGCCGCTGGCAGCCGACGACGGCGACGACGAACCCGACGACACGCATCCAAAAGGCCGCAAGCCTAAGCCGAAAGACGACAAGGCGCTCGTAATCGAAGGCACCGTGCAGAAGGGCCTCACGTTTGACGACGTTGTGACGGTTTCGGGCGCGCACGAAGACCCGCAAGTACGTGCCGAGGTTACGCGGCTATTCGATGAAATCTATGCGGCCCTTGTTTCGAAGTTCGGCGTCGAATTGCTTGAGCTTTTGGAAGCCGAAGTAGAGTTTCAAACCTATGGCGCGGTTGCCGAGTTTGTTGCGCGTGAAGTCCCGGCGCTCGTTGGGCAAATCGACCTTACGACGCGCAAAGAATTGCTCGCGGCGCTGACAGAAGGCGTCGCGGCGTCCGAAGCGGTCGAAGCACTCATTAAGCGCGTGCAAGACGTGTTCGCCGAGGCCGCGAAAATCCGCGCGAGCTTGATCAGCGACACTATCGCGACGAAAATCGCAGGCTTCGCGAGCCAAACGGCCGCCAAGCAAGCCGGGATGCAACGTAAGAAATGGCTATCTAGCCGCGATCACGTTGTTCGCGAGAGTCACCGCGCACTCGACAAGCAAGTGCAGCCTATCGATATGCCGTTCGTGAGCCCGACCGGCGCGCAAGCCATGCACCCCGGCGCATTCGGCAGCGCGAAAGAAGACGCGAATTGCCGGTGCGCAATGCGCCCGCTCTTGGAAGGCGAGAAGGCCGCCGCGCTGAGCGATGAAGAATACGACACGCGCTATGAGGCGTTGCGCGCCGGTATGGCGAAGAAACTGAAAAGCGCCGTGAAGAAGGTTTTCGCCGGTCAAGAGGCCGTCGCTATCGCAGAATTGAAACGCATTGGAGAATTCCGCCGATGAAACCGCTTTATCTCGCCACGCGCCGTATGCCGGTTGAAGTCGAAGGCCGCACGGTGCCGTTCGTGCTTTCGACAAGCGATGAAGATCGCGTCGGCGATACGATAGACCAAAGCGGCTGGCATCTCGGCAATTACCTCAAAAACCCCGTCGTGCTTTGGTGCCACAATCAGAGCTTGCCGCCGATTGCGCGCATGAAGTCGCTTGGCCTTGAAGGCGGTGATCTCGTCGGCCGTATCGAGTTCGCGACGGTAGAGCAGCACCCGTTCGCTGAAACGGTATATCAGCTTGTTAAGGGCGATTTCGTGAGCGCGGGGAGTGTCGGGTTCCGCCCGCTGCGCTTCGAAATCAACGAAAAGGGCGGGTTAGATTTCCGCGAACAAGAATTGCTCGAATATTCCGTCGTCGGCGTGCCGTGCAACCCGCACGCGCTGCGCAAGGCCGCAGAGCTTGGCGTGCGTATCGACGACGCCGCTGAGGTGTTTATCGAAAGCGCGATGGCCGACGCCGAAGCGCGCAAAGAATACGTCGAACAAGCACGAAATCAGGCGGCGCGGTCACTCGCGACGTTCAAGCGGGCGCATAGCGTTCGCGAACATCAATTCCAGCTAGGGCGCTACGCCCGATAACTCAACCTAGTACAGCATAAGGGTATCGAGCATGAATTTGCGCGACAAACTGAAAGCGAAGATGCAGACGGCGCTTGACCGCCAGAAAGCATTGATTAAGGCCGCGGAAGAAGCGAACCGCGAGCTTAATGCCGAAGAAACGACAGAGTTCGAACAGCTCGGCTTGGATTTCGAGACTGCCGAAAAGAGCCTTTCGCAGCTTGAGAAGACCGAAGCCGCTGAAACGCGCATGAAAGCACGTCACGTTGCCGACAAGAAAGACGTTACCGGCAATATCGAGAGGGCGACGGAAGGCGGCACCCCTAGCAACGGCGGCGAACAGCTTACGCCCGCGGGTTTTTATGGCCAGCGCAAGCTAACCGCTCACGAGCGTGTCGGCGTTGTCGCTTGGGCGACTGCAAAGAACAAGCACTATCCGATGCAGACGCCGGAACAGCACCTAGAGGAAGCTGGATTTCAGCAAATCGCGGACGAATGCAAGGCGTTTAAAGACTTCACGAGAAAGACGTTTCTGACTACGGGCGCTTCCGCGGGCGCCAACACTATCGTAACGCCTTTGTCTTCGGAATTCATCGAATTCTTGCAGAACGAATCAATCTTCATGCGCGGCAGCCCCGTGCAGGTTGATCTTTCATACGGCAAACTCGATATCGCGGCTGGTAATGCCAAGACGACGGCGGGCTACGCGGCGGAAGGCGCGGCGACTAACGCGACCGAAGCGACGACGCGCAAAGTTGCGTTGAGCGCTAAGCACCTTACTGCGATCACGGCAATCGGTAATTACAATATCGAAGTGTCGCCGCTCGCGGTTGCTGCAATTCTTGGCGACGAGCTAGCTATGACTATGACGCTCGCCATGGATGCGGCCGGGCTTCGCGGTGACGGCACGGGCGATAATCCGGCTGGCATTCTTTCGCTGGTTCACGCGTCGCATAAGACCGCGGCGACGGCCACGAGCACTACGGCGACATACACTCAAATAGACGTAGACGCTAAGAACATGCTCACGAAAGCCGCCGCATCGAAAGTGCCGATCCGTCGTCGCCGTTGGCTTATGTGTAATCGCACGTTCCTTTATCTCAGTTTCTTGCGGGACGGAAACGGCAACTTTGTCTATCCGGGCTTGCAGCTTGACACGCCAGTTTGGCACGGCCGCATTCCGGTGCTTGTTTCCGAGCAAATCCCGTCAAATCTTGGCGTGGGCACGAACGAAACCGAATTGTATCTTGTCGATTTCGGTCACGTTCTCATGGGCATCGCGCGGTCGCTCACACTTAAAACGAGCACCGAAGCGAGCTACAAAAATAGCGGCGGCACGCTCGTTAGCGCCTTCGCTCAAGACGAAACCGTCATTCGCGCAATGGCGTCGCACGACTTCGATTTGCGCCACGATAAATCTTGCGTCGTGATCAATGAAGTTAAGTGGGGCGCGTAACCTCTAGCCGATAGCGCCGCGCGGAATGATCCGCGTGGCGTTCTCTAGCCGTATCAACTCAAATCGCGAGAACACTATGAAACCGCATCCCGTTACCGGCCTCTACCCCGTCCGCATGTTGATTTCCGAAGCCGGATTAGGCATCCGAACCGGCGAAATTCAGGGCGTATCGAAAGAAGTCGCAGAGCGTCTTATCGCTGCAAAGCAGGGCGAATTCGTTGAGCCCGTCGTCGATAAGCCCGCAAAGTCCGAAGCGAAAGCCTAATCACTAGCGTTTGTAAGGTGGCGTGAGATGTACGGTTCCCGAGAAATCGAGTTTGCGGAAGGCACTAAGGAAATCATGTCGCTTGTCGACGTGAAAGCCGCACTCGGTATCTCGGTGCCCGCACAAGACGCCACCTTATCCGCGCTGATCGATGAAGCTAGCAGGCTTTTCGAGACGTATTGCGCGTCGATTTTCGCGAAGCGCACCGTAACAGAACGCCATCACCTTGAAGAAGGCGGCTCGAATTTCGTTTTGAGGTATTGCCCCGCGATCACGCTTACGAGCGTTACGATTGCAGGCGCGTCACAAACCGTCGGCGCTTTCCGGCTTAACAAATTGCACGGCATGGTGCGCAAAGTAGACAGCTCGCTATTCGGTGTTGGCGAGCACGTCATAGTGTACGACGCCGGTTACGACAGCATCCCGCCCGCCGTAAAGCGTGCCTTCGTAGATTACGTTTCCTATTTGCTTAATAAGGAAGACGCTGCCGAGAACGGCGCGTTGCGCAGCGAAAGCGTCGATGATGTTGGCGAGCGTGAATATCTCGCGTTGAACGAACGCCTTTCGTACAGCAACGGCGTGCGCCTCCCGACACGTTTCGCGCTCGCGCTCGCGCCGTATCGCCGGAGCTACGTAGCATGATGCAGCAATCAGTCACCGCGATGCTCAAAGCATTTGGCGCCGCATATACGTTGTGGCGCGCTGCCGAAACCGCGGGCGCTAACCCGTGGTCAAGCGGCACCGTCACGAGCACATACTATCCGTGCCGCGCCCGCGCAAAGAATAAGACGATGCGCACGGTTCAAGGCACGATTGCCGAGACTGAAAAGCTGCTTATCGTTGATGCCGCCTCATTGGCTACCGTGCCCGTTAAAGGCGACCGCGTTGCCAAAGGAAATTACACGGGCAATCAGGCCGGGGCGCACTGGCACAGCGTGCTTGAGGTTTATGCGCCGGAAGACGGCGCCGCGGTGCCCGTCTATAGGTTGCGAGTGTCGCTATGAGCAATCTAGGCAATTTCAATCGAGATATTCGGCGCGATGAACGGCGCGTCATCGCCGAAGCCACGGAAGCCATTCGCTCGATTGGCCAAGAGGCATATGCGTCGCTTGTCGAAGCCGCGCACGAAAGCGGCGACGGCGGTTCGCCGGTTGCTAGCGGGCGGTTTGCGGCGTCAATGCGCCTCGATATAAACAAAATCGATACGTCCGTTGCGCCCGCAGACCCTTCTTACCGTTATCCGTCGCCGAACGTCCATAAGTACAACGTGGCCAATCTCCCCGCGCGCACGCGGCGGAACCTGCCAGCATCGCGCATCGCGGCGAAGCTGCGCACGTTCAAGCTAGGCGACACGATTTTTATATCGAACAGCGTCCCCTACGCCGTCGGCATCGAAGATCGCGCGCATAGCTGGCAAACGCCGGATGGAGTTTTCGAACGCACGTTTCGTGCGCTCAACAAGCGCTTTAAAAACATTCGTTTGAGGGTTAGCCGTGCCTGATTTTACCGACGTAGCCAATACGCTTCGCACGGCCCTTAACGGCTTCGCGCCAACATCGCCATTGCCGAACTTGCCGAAATTCTGGCCGAACGGCGAAGCCGTGCCGACGCTAGACGTTGCGCCGAATGGCTTCATCTATTCGGAAGTTGTCACGCAATCGAGCACGCAAACCGCGCTCGGCACGCAAGGTACGCGTGAATTCCGCGACCGCGGCGAATTTGTGATTTGGGTGAACGTGCCGCGCGGAACGCGCGCCGGGACCGCTGAATCAATTGCGCAACAATTGCGCGCACTATTCCAGCCGCCCGAATTCTCCGGCGTGTTTATCGAAGATCGGACGATAGGCACGCCGCGGGAATCGGGCGCCGTCAACGGGCCGAACGGGCGGTTGTGGTCAATCCCCGTGGTTATCGATTGGTACGCTGACAGAACGGAGTAACCCCCTATGGGCAAAGCTAATGCCAAGAATACAATCGTAAGTTACGTGGCCGAGGTTGTGCCGGGCACGACGCCCGCAACGCCAACGTTCAAGCGCTTTCGGTGCACGGGCGAAAGTTTGGACGTAACGCGTAAAGTCGGGTTTTCGAGCGAATTGGACGGGATGCGCGGCGAAAAGAACGCTTCGCTGTTGATGAAAAACGGCTCCGGCGCTCTGCCGTTCGAGTTGAGCTATGCGACGCTCGACGATTTGCTTGAAAGCTTGATGCGAAACACGTGGTCCACTGACGTGCTCGTAGACGCGAACCTCCAAAAAACTTTCACCGTCGAAACGCGCTTCGAAACCGGCACAACTGATATTTTCAAGCGCTTGACCGGCGCCGAAGTCGAAAGCCTAGACCTAAGCATCCGCGCGGGCGAAATCGCGACCGGCAGCGTATCTTTCATGGCGCTTAACGCGGCGTATGCAAACGCCATCGTTGCGGGCGCGACGTACAACGCGCCGAACACTAACCCCGTGCACAACGGCGCCGACGTTGGCTCCATCACTTTAACCGGCGTTACGGTCGGTTGCGTGCCGCAAATCGATATCTCGATAAAGAACAACATCGAACAGTTGCAGTGCCTTGGCAGCCTATCGCCGACAGATCAAACGGCGGGCAAGCTTGAAGTCACCGGCAGCCTTTCAATTGTCCTAACCGACGACGAATACGACGTGTTGACGGCAGCGAGCGAACTAACGCAACTCAGTCTATCGTTCAATATCGGCAAGTCCGCGGGTTCCAAATACCAATTTGAGTTTCCGGCGATCTTGCTGGAAAACACAAAAGTAGCGGCTGAAAGCGCCGAAAGCGGTACAGTGTTGATAAACACGCCGTTCCGAGCGCTGCAAGCCTCAAGTCTTTCTAACAGCGTCATCCGCGTAACAAGGGCGATCTAATGAACGTGTGGGCTCGGCAAGCGAAACGGAATGAAGTTTACGACAACGGCAAACTTGTCGAGCCCCCCGGCTTTGACGGATGGAAGCTAAGAATCCGCCCAGCGAACAAATGGAACGTGCATTTTAAGCGCGCCATGGTCCGTATGCACACGGTCGATCCTGGAATCGCCGACTACCTCGCGCGCTCGCAACAAGATGGCTACGTTCCGACGCTAGCAGACCGTACGCTTGACGAAAGCATTCAGCGCGGTGCGTTTATCGAGGGGTGCGTCGCGCCTTGGGATTTTGTGACAGATGAAGACGGCAACGCGCTGGACTTCACGCCCGAAAATGCGCACCGCGTTTTCTGCTTTTTCCCGCAGCTTTACGAATTCGCCTTTGCCTTCGCTTCGGACGAGCGAAACTTCCCGGAGCTTGGCGACGACGCGAAAGAGGCGATAGCCGCGGGAAACTCCGAGCCCGCCTCGCACTCTCGAACGGTGCTTGGCGGGAGTTTACCAGATACTTCGCCCTTGGCGGCCTCACTTGGCGCCCCAACACGCCGAAAGAAATAATCGACGGCTTCGCGCTTTGTGACGGCGCGGCGCCCGTTTGGACGATGTTCTGCCGACTTTCACGCGGCCGAAACTTTACGATTACCGGCCAGCCGTTGCCGTGCACGTTTCGAGATATTCGAGACGCCGCGGAACGATGCATTTGCGACCTATCTAGCGACGCCATAGAACGGTTACTAACCGATTTAGATGATGCGTTTCTAAGTAGCGTGCAAAATGGCGACGATTTACGCAACAATTGACAGCACGGGCGCCCGCCGCGGCGCTTCGATGTTTCAAAGCGCCGTCGGCAGCATTTCCGGCGCGGCGCGCGGGCTTACAAGTCAGCTCTTTTCGCTGCAAGGCGCGCTTGGCGCGCTTGGCGGGGCACTGACGCTTCGCGAATTCGTTCGTGCTGGCGACGCCTTCCAAAACCTCACTTCGCGGCTTTCGATGTTCGCGCAAGAGGGGTTTAACGCCCGCGACATTCTTGACGCGCTCACGACGGCGGCCGGGCGGGCAAACGCGCCCGTAGGCGAGCTTGCCGAAATTTACAACCGCAACGCCGCGGCGCTGAATGCAGTTGGCGCTTCGACGGCGGAGCAAGTGCGGCTTTCCGAGACGCTTTACAAAGCCCTTGTCGTGTCGGGCAACGCGACGGAAAGCGGCAAGCAGGCCTTGGTGCAGTTCGCGCAAGCGCTCAATTCCGGCACGTTCCGCGGTGAAGAATTTAATTCGGTCAATGAGCAAGCGACCGAAATTATACGCGTACTTGCGCGCGAGACGGGAAAGAGCGCGGGCGAACTTCGCAAGCTGGCTGCCGAGGGCAAACTTACAAGCGATCTCGTTTACAAAGCGCTGCTTAACGGTGCCGATGAACTTGATGAAAAATTCAAGCAGCTTCCGCAAACCGTTAGCCAAGCGGGGGCAATCTTCACCGATACATTTTCGCGCATCGTCGGCGAAAGCGCTCAAGCCGAGGGTAGTAACCGTGCGCTTGCTGAAGCTATTAACGAGTGGACGAAGCTGATTGCGTCTGGCGATTTCCGCAGCTTAATGGATTGGTTTTCTGGCTCACTGAAAAGCGTCGCCGATTGGGCGGGCGGCGCCGCGAAAGAAATTCGCGTTATGGGCGAAGAATCGCGCCTTGCCGCTGAGAACATGAAGGCACAAGCTGAAAGCGAACAAGGCTTTCTAGGCTGGCTTTGGAGCGACATAAAGAAAACGCACGCCGATAACATGGCGCAGACTAAGGAATGGTTGCGCGGATGGTGGACCGGCAACAGTGGCGAGAACGCCGCCGCGGTTCGCGCGCAAGCGGAAGCGAACGTTTCTTGGCAAGACGGGACGACGGTAACGAAAGAAGGGCTAGACCCGCTCAACATTGGCGGGAAGCGCGAATTGAAATTCGGCACGGGAACCGATGACGCCGACGTTAAACGCCGACAGAAAGTAAACGACGAACTTAGCAAGCAAATTCAGCTTGAGCAGTATCGCGCGCAAATCTCTCAGGCGACGTTGAGCGGCGACACGATGCTTGCCGAACAGCTTCGCACTCAGATGGAGATTCGCCAGCGTATCAGCGATGAAATGCGCCGCACGAACCCCGAAAAGGCGGCCGAGCTTGAACGCGAAATAGAGCTACAAAATCAACTAGCTATCCAGCTTGAAAACCATCAAGAGCTACAAGCGCGCAATCGTCGCTTTGCGGAAGACTTCGCGGGCACGATTACGGGTGCTTTTGAATCGGCCATTCGCGGCGGGCAGAGCTTGTCGAAAACCCTTCGGCAAGTGGCGATTGATCTTGTTAACGTCGTGGCTAAAGCCGCGTTTCTTGATCCGCTTAGCAAGTCTTTGGCTGGCGGCATTTCGGGAATGTTGGGCGGGGGCGGCTTCGACATTGCCGGGATGCTTACCGGCGCGACAACAAGTGGCTGGGGCGCGACCGTCATTCCATATGCCGACGGCGGCGTCGTGAACCGGCCGACGATGTTTGCCGCGAACGGCATGACCGGCCTCATGGGCGAAGCGGGACCGGAAGCCATTCTTCCGCTGCGCCGCGGCCCCGATGGCAAACTTGGCGTTGGCGCGGCGGGCGGTGCGGGCGGAACGCAAGTTATCAACATCAATGTCGCGGGTGATGCGACCGACGCGACAGTCGAAAAGATGCGGCAGCTTGCGCAGACGGTATACATCAAATTGGCGCCGGGCACCGTGAAGGATAGCGTCGCGGCCGTCGCGAACGAACACCGACGAAACTCTGCATTCTTGAGGCGATAGATGCCGCGCGGACTAAACAGCAGCGAAAAGGCTCAACTCGCGGCACGGATAAAGGCCGTCGTTTATTTTGTTGAGTTGCAGCTTGCAGCGGGCACGTCGCGATTTTGGACGGGCACCGGGAGCATTACGGCGCTTAGTCAAACGTGGCTTGGCGTCGGCGATCTAGGCCGGTTAGAAGGGCTTGAATCATCCCGCGCGCTAGAAGCGCAATCAATATCGCTCGCACTAAACGGCGTCCCCACAAGCGTCATACCCCGCGGCGTTATCGATGCGATACGCGGCGAGCGCTATCAAGGGCGCCCGCTCAAGATTTACATCGGCTTTCTGAATACAGACACGGGCGCGCTACTATTCGATCCTAGAAGCATTTGGGCGGGTAAGGCCGACGTTGCGTCGTTTCAACTTGGCGAGACGTTTTCGACGACGCTTACCGGCGACCATTTAACGAGCCATCTTCGTCGCATCAATGGCTATCGAATGACGACGGAAAGCCACAATCAACGGCTCGGAAATCCGGCGTCGCGTGATTTGTTTTTTGAACAGCAGAGTCGGCTGCTTGGCCGCCCCGTGGCGTTGGTGAACGCGTGATGGTTCCGCGCGTGCCTGATTGGCGTGAACGGCTAGACGCGGTTGTGTTCCGCTACGGCCAACATCCCTTTATCTGGGGCGAATACGATTGCGGGCATTGGGCGGCTGATTGTGTCGAAGCGCTAACCGGCGCGGACGTGCTCGGCACGTTGCGCGGATGCTACGACAGCCGACTAGGATGCTACGCGCGCTTGAGGCATCGCGGGTTTCGCAACGCGACAGAAGCGGCGGATGGTTTGCTTGCGAAAGTGGGCGCGGCGCGCATAGATCCTCGCGCCGCTATTATCGGCGATTTGGCAGCGACGCCGTGCCATACGATGGTGGTTCGATTGCAGGGCGGTTTCATGGGCCGCGGGGAGCACGGCGAGTTTCGAATGCTTGGCGCGAAAGACGTTCGCGTCGCTTGGTCTATAGGTCGGTAAATGCCTCAGTTAGCAGTTGGCGTACTTGTAAGCGTAGTCGGCAGCGTCATCTCAGGCGGCATATCGCGTGCGCTTGCGCCGAAAACAAAGGCGCCTAAAAACGTTCCGACGGATTCCGCGCGCCGCGACACGGACACGAACGTCGGGCCGACGACAGTTGACGTGCTAAGCGTGACGCCGGAACCGGGCGGCCCGCTCATTGGCCTAATTGGCTTTCGCCGCGTTGGCGGGCGTATCGTTTGGCAAGGTCAAAGCGCTACCGATAGCAAGACGTACATTGTGGTAGCCATCGCAAGCGATCTTATCGAGCAAATCGCAACTATTTACATGAACGACGTGCCGATAGGGCGCGACGGCAGTAACAACGTTACGACAGCGCCGTGGACCGCGGGGAGCGTCAACATTGTTCTTTATGACGGCTCGCAAACCGCAGTTCATGCGGCGCTATCGACGGCGTTTCCAGGATGGAACGCGAACTACATCGGGCTGAAACACGCTTACGCGGTCATCGTGCTTGACCCGACGAAAGCAGGAAACCCATTTGAGAGCGGCATACCGGATTTTACCTTCGACGTGTTCGGCTTTCGGCTTTTCGATCCGCGCGACGGCACGCAAAGCGCGACCGATCAAACAACCTGGAAATACAGCGATAACCCGGCGCTCGCGTCGGGAACGTATCTCGTCCACAAGCTTGGAATGAACTTCACCGCCGATTCCGTCGATTGGACTTCGGTTGCGACGGCGGCAGATGTTTGCGACGCGGCGCGGCCATTGCTGGCGGGCGGAACCGAAAAAACGTTTACGTGTTGCTTGCGATGGCGAACGGACGAACGTCACGAGGAAGTGCTAGCCAAGCTTGGCGCGGCCATGTTGGGCGGAACGTTTTTTGTAGGAGATAAGTGGCGCGTGTTCGCCGGGCACTTTGATGCTTCGACGGCCGAAACGGTCACTATCGACACTTACGCCGGTCAAGGCTTGAGCTATTCCGAGTATCGGCCGATTGCCGAAATTGTAAACGGCGTGCGCGGCACGTTTAGCAGCCCGTTCAACGCTTTCGAAAAACGTGATTTTCCCGCGTACCAGGACGCCGCGGCCGTTGTGCAAGATGGCTATGAATGGTGGCTTGATCTCGATTTAGAAGCGGTTAGCAGCCCGGCGCAAGCGCAATACATTGCGCGCGTGATTTATCGCCAAAAGCGATACGGCTTTCCGGCCGTGTTGCAAACGAAAATAGATCACTTCGATGTTATTGCCGACGACGTTTTGAAAGTTACGGATACGCTCGCGGGATGGAGCGCGAAGACGTTTCGCGTGCACTCCGAAAGCCTTGACCCGGAAACATTCGAATTGACTTTCGAGATGGAGCACGAAACCGCCGAAATGTGGGCTTGGGCTGGCACCGATGAAAAGCCATATACGACAGAGCCATCGTTAGCCGTCGGCTCGGGAGGCTCTAGCGGTTCCGGTTACGTCGCGACGCGCGATCTTACGACAGTGCCGCTTGCGGGCGGCGCGCTTATCGATTCCGCAGCGGGCACCGACGTGACGCCGCAAATCGAGCTTTGGGCATCGCCGGGCTTAGAAGTGCGCGCGACGATATTTACGCAGCCCGGCGCGGCCGGTTTTTCGGGCGAAACGCTGCCGGGGTTCATAATGACCGCCGCGTCGGGGCAAACCGCGTCCGCAGCGCTCATTCAAGGCTCTGCTAGCGGCGCGCTTACCATGAAAATTCACACCTGCAAGGTTGAAACGTACCGGCCAGCCGACGGTCAATACAGCGCGGCGCAAACGATTCACGGCAACGCAACAGATACCGTCGCTTTTTTCCGTACGCAGATTGACGGGAAAACCGGGACAACGGCGGTTGCCTATAAGTTCCCCGCGCCGCCGCCGCCAAGCGTCACGGCCGCAAGCGGCGTCGATATAACGGTGACGATAGATCAAATTACCTCGACGGCGCGCGTCACCAATCTTGAATTGCTTGTGAACACGACGAACGATCCGAACACCGCAACGATTGTCGGAAGCGGGGCGAACGGCGTAGGCGGCGCAAGCTTTACTTATGCCAAACCGGCAATCGGCCAGACGCGATACTTTTGGGGTCGTGCAAAGGCCGGTGCGGTTTTGGGGCCGGTTAGTCCGGTGCTTGTCGTTAGCTTCACATAAACGAATTTGCGGGGCGGTTAAGCCATGGCTACCGTTCCTGCATGGCTGCTTTTGTAAACGTCCGATGGCCGACTGCGATTAGGCCAACATCTTGCACTTTCGGAAAGTCGCGCAATGACGTTGCGCAAGAAAGCCCGCGCACACGTAAAAGAACTTTTATCCAACGCGGCCGCCCGCTGTACTACGCCGATCTAACTTGGCGCTATCCGCAAACGTCGAAGCTCGCGCATCTGCGATACTATCTCGACAAGTTGGAAGGCTTCGCAGGGAGCGTGCAAATATGGAATTTCGCGAGCCCGTACCCCTACGGCATCGATTACGGTTACGGCGCGCCCGCGAATTACAACCGACGCACGCTTTGGACGAATAGCGGAAGCCAAACGCCTTTCACCTGGACCGGCTTGCCGTCGCACTGGGTTAGCGGCGCTACAGTGCAAATGAATGCAGGCGCGGCGCTCGCGGCAACGTCTATTCAGCTTAAAGGACTGGCCGCGAGCAAACCCGCGGTTGTTACCGGACAATATGTGCAAGTTGGGCGCCGCCTCTACATCGCCGCGGCCGATGCGAATTCGAACGGCAGCGGGATTGCTACCGTCCAACTAACGAGCGGGCTGCTGGCCGCCGCGGCGACTAACGATATTGTGCGCTTGGTCGAAGCCGCGTGCGAAATGGAACTTATCGATCAAGATATTTCGGAAGCTGCCGACGCGAGCGACGGAATGGTTTCCGTACGTGCGCGGTTCCGCGAAACGGTAGAGGATGTTTCATAATGACCGTTTCCCCCGCCGTCGATAGCTGGCTTTTGCCGCTCACCGCAGACGTTGACAAACCGCAGTTTCGCGCATGGGCACTGGCGATTGAAGCGCTTTGCAACACCGTGGATGCCGCGGGAGGAATTCGCGAGCGCCTACCCGCGAACCGCACGTACTACGTTCGAACGGACGGCAGCAACGCGAACACGGGCCTTGCGAACAACGCAGGCGGTGCGGTTTCAACTATCAATCAAGCGCTCTTGCTTGTTAGCCGTCTTGATCTAAACAGTTTCAACGTCACGATACAGCTCGGCACCGGAGTCGGCGGGGACGTATCTTGCGTCTACCGATGGGTAGGCACGGGCGCAGTGTCCATTGTTGGCGATGTAGTGACGCCAG